CTGGAACGGATCGTGGTCAGGCCCCGCATCTCGGTCCCGATCAGGAAGGCATCGACCCCGCCGGCCACCGCGCAGAGGTGTGCGTAGTGCAGGATCATCCGGCGCAGGCCCCAGTCATCGTCGGGGCCGGTCCAGGTCACGTTCTCGTCCGACACCGCGAAATCCGCCGGGGTGGCGGCGCCGAAGAAGGCCGAGACCTGCGCTGCGGCAGCCGCCATCTTGTCCACGCTGCCAGCATAGCCCGCCGCCGGCGAGCAGGTGATCCGCCCCCGCCACGGAAAGACCGGCTGACCGGCCGTCGCCGCGTTGTCGCTGTAGGGGTTCGGCAGGCTGTTGCCGGGCGGCACGTCCATCAGCAGGAAGGGATAGAAGGTGACGCGCAACCCGCGCGCCTTCATCTCCCGGATCGCCTGCACCACCGCGAAATCCGCCGGCGTGCCGCCGTAATTGGGACGGCCGTCGCCACCGCTGCTGATCAAATGGGCGTCAGCGCGGGAGACGCCGTTGACCGACCAGACCTTCGGCGTCGTATTCCTGGCCGCTTCCTCGACACCCGGCCTGATCCGGCAGTTGCCCGCGCGCAGGTCATCGCCAAACCAGGCCACGACCAGGCTGACGCTCTCGACCGCCGGGGCCATGGCCTGCAGCCGGTCCAGCGCCACGACGAAATCGGTCTTGTCCGGCAGGGCGTTCACATTCTCCGCCGAAGTCGAGGTCGTGCCGCCGAAACCGCCCGTGCTCCTGCGGATCGTCTCCGTGGCATAGACGAACTCGCCCGAGGCGGGGATCATGGTGACGGCCTTCACCAGCCCCTCGGCCGTGTCGGGGTCGGCCAGCGGCCGGAACACCTCGAACGACAGCTGCGGCAGGCGGTTGCCGTAGTTTGCGAGCGGCAGTTCCTCGAAGACGACATAGGCCGTGCCCCGATAGGCCGGCGTATTGGCCGCGCCCATTCTGGCGGCGATGAACGGGTCGGGTGTCTGGGTCTCGCTGCCCGGATACCAGCGCCAGGTGATGCCGGTCATGTCCATGGGCTTGCCGTCGGCCCAGATGCGGCCGATGCCGGTGATCGGACCCTCGCAGAGGGCCACGGCGAAGCTCGCGTAGTAGAGGTATTCGGTCGTCCGGACCCTCGCGCCGCCGCCCTTGCCGCCGCCCTGCGTGGTGGTCCTGGTCTCCTCGCGGAAATCGGTTGCCCAGATGATGTTGCCGCCGATGCGCATGCGCCCGTAGAGGCGCGGGATCACCGCGCCCTCGGTCGACGACGTGATCCGCAGGCTGTCGAGGCGCTGGCCCTCGATCCGCTGCGGCGGCGCCAAACCGGACACGATCCAGCTGTCGACGGCCGTGCCGATGGTCGAACCGATCAAGCCGCCGATCGCGGCCCCGGAAAAGCCGAGGATCGCGCCGCCGAAACCCGCACCGATGACAGACCCGACAAAGCCCAGGACCAACGTCGCCATGCGAAACTCTCAGCGTGCAGGGAAGAGGAAGGCGAAAGCGATGCGGCGGCGCCAGGCGGGCGTCAGCGGCTCCTCGATCACGCCCAGCCTTTCATAGGCGTGCAGGAAGGTGTCGGAACCGGTAACGATCCCGACATGCTTGGCGATGGCGCGGGGCATCATACGGAACAGGATCAGCGCGCCGGGCCCGGCGTCAGCTGGCGCAATTTCGACCATCACACGGCGTGCGCCATCGGCCAGCACCTCGCGCGGCCCGGTCTCACCCCAGTCCCTGCTGTAGGGCGGGATCGGAAAGGGCTCCGGCCCCACCACCTCGCGCCAGACGCCGCGTGCAAGGCCAAGGCAGTCGCAGCCGACGCCCTTGAGGCTCGCCTGGTCGTGGTAGGGCGTGCCGAGCCAGGATCGCGCGACGGCGATGACGCGGGAGGGATCGGCAATCGTCACAGCACCGCCCCCTCATGGCCGCCGTCCCGGGTGGCGTAGCGCAGGACTGCGTCCTGGCCGGGGATGTGCGGAAAGCCGCGGAAGTTCGCGACGTTGTTGAACTTGGCGCCACAGGTCTCGATCCGCTTGTCGCAGCCCGCGCGGATGATGAATGCATCCGTCACCGCGATCGGCCGCACCGGAGCCTCGAGCAGGGTCAGGATCGCCACGCCGCCTGCAAGGTCATGCGACAGCACCTCGGCCCGCCGCCCGGCGTTCGCGCCGCTGGTCCACGCGACGGTGCCGAACGCGAACCAGCCTGCCGCGAAATCACCAAGGCCGGAAGCGGTGAAGGTCCGGTCGCGCAGCACCTCGATGACCGCCCCGGTGCCCCTGAACGCCGGAGCTTCGAGATTCACGCCGCAGCGCGCATCGCCCAGCGCGGCGTCGCAGTTGGCCTGGAACGTCCGCCCGACGGTCTGATTGAGGACGTGGGCGAGGCTGCGCACCTCGGCCACGAAGGCCACGCGGCCGCGCCGGATCTGGCCGATGGCCCCGCGGCGCAGCAGAACGCGCTGGCTCGTGTCGGTCCAGTTCACCCGCCAGACTTCCACCGCCGCGTTGTCCCAGCGGCCATCCAGGATGTCAGTCTCGGTGATCCGGTCCGAGGTCAGCACGCCCTGGGCGTCCTGCGCGTCAACCGACAGGTCCGAGCCCGAGCGAACCTCGGAGGCGGTCAGGCCGCTTTCCGGCTCAAACACGGTGCCGTCGAACGACAGCGTCCGGTCGTGATCCGTGAAGCCGAAGACAACGCCATCGGCGCGGGTGATCCGCCAGCACCAGGCAAGTGTCGTCGTGCCATCGTCAAGATGGGCCTGCAGCGCGGGCGGAAGGGCTTTCATCGGCACGTACCCGTCAGCCGATCGTCCAGGTCCGCGATCCACTCCGCCCACGGGCGCGGCACGGTGGCGAGCGTCTCGACCGCCGGCCGCGCCAGCCGCGCCTCGGCGTAGGCCGCGCAGCCCGCGTCACCAACGACCGTCGTTCCGGCGCACCCGCTCAACCAGATCGTCGCCGCTGTCGCGACCGCGCAGCACCGCCGCACGCCCGCGCTCGATCCGTTCCAGATTGTCGAGTGTTGCCGCACGCTCCGCCTCCTGTCTGCCCGCCCGCCGGCCCTCGGCGCGGCCCCAGATACGTCCGATCACTGCGCCCGCCACAGCGCAAAGCACAGCAACCACCGCCCCGATCAGTTCAGCTGTCACCGCGGAACCCCCGTTCGAGGCGATCGCGCAACCCGATCAGGCCGAGCCCCAGCGCAATCAGCCCGGCCGGGGACGTATCGCCCGATCCGGCCAGCAGCGCGATCAGCCGACCGAATTCGGTCACCGCCGCCGTTCGGGGCGTCGCCAGCAACGCAACGCCCGTTGCGACGGCGAATACGCCTGCCCACCACGTGAGCGATCCGGGTCGGATGTAGCGCATTTCAGTGCCTCCGGGTCAGATTGGTGACGAATTCGACCAGCCGCGCCAGCCAACCAGGCGCAGGGCTGGGTTGTTGTTGCGGCGTGGCGGGTGTGACCGCGTCGGACGCTGCCGCGACGGGCACCGGCTGCGGCCGCAGCAGTTCCAGCACCTCCGCCTCGGTCAGCCGACGGATCGGCCTCGAGAAATCGATGCGTCCGTTCTGATCCACCGCCCAGACCGGGATCGTGCCCGTCGGATAGCGGCCATGGCGGAACATGTCGCGCTCGGCCTCGCGGCGCGGGATGACCGAAGCCGGTCGCCGCCAGTTCAGGAACGCCTCGGCGGCTGCTGCGCGATCGCCGGCGTTGAGCAGTTTCGTCAGCTGCGCCCGGGCAATACCGCCCGTGTTGAAGTGAAACGAAACCAGCGCGTCGAATTCGTGCGGGGCGAGCGGCGCCGTGACGGCACGCTGCACCTCGGCTTCATAGCGAGGCAGGTCCGAACGGAACAAACGGAATGCCTCACGGATTCCGGCATCGAGATCGGCGGGCATGCCGCGCGGCATCGTTGCGGGGTCGGGCGGCCCGGCATCGGCGGTGTGGCCGATGCCGAATGTCCAGACGCCGCGGGCGTCGCGATAAGGTCCGGGCACGATACCTTCGTGTCGGACGAGGGCCAGACGGCCCCGGTCAGTGGTCTGCATGGGATTACCTGAGCAGCGAAACGACGAAAATCAGCGCGGCGATGACAAGGCCGACGCGGAGGCGGTGACCGAAGGCTTTCCGGGCGTCCGCGGGATCGCAGCGAAGGGCGCGCGCGAGGCGGAGAAGGTCATTCATTCTCCGGCCCTCCCTTCGCACCGCGCAGCCGGGCAAGGACAAGCTCGATGAAGGCCGGGCCGAAGACGCCGACGAGATAGGCCGCCGAACCCGCCGCCCCGCCCGCAGGGATTGCCTGCGGCGGCAGACCAAGCCAGGCGGTGACGAGCGCCATCGAAAGGCTGCCCATGCCCACCGCAATCAGACCGCCCAGCAGGACGTGCCGTAGCGCGTCGCGCAGCCGCATCCGCGTGGTCAGCGCATTGGTCGCGCCGCCCAGCGCGCCCCAGGCGGCAAGAATCAGCGCCTGCGCCGCCGCCAGTTCAATTATCACAACATGCCAGATGCCCTTGTCGCTACTCACGTGCGGATCTCCACAAGAGGTATGGAGGTGATCGAGCCGAGCCGCTCGAGATCGAGGGTGACGTCGAGGGCGTCGGTGTCGAAGCGCACTGGCACGTCGAACTCATAGCCTGCGGTGATGGCCACGCCATCGGCCGGGGCGGTGGCGAAGGTGACGAGGCCGGTCGTGGTGTTCACCGACCAGCCCGACCCCTGCGGCATCCCGTTCAGGGCGATGGTCACCGTCCCGACAACGGGCTTGGTGATGGCCCGCGTCCAGGTCTGCGCGCCGGAGGTGTAGCGCTTGACCAGCTGGAACTGCGT